GATCAAGTCTTGGGTCAAGTCTACTATCAAGTCTGGAATCAAGTCCACTATCAAGTCAGTAATAAAGTCCGGGTTCAAGTCTGGGATCAAGTCTGGAATCAAGTCTTTGATCAAGTCTGGGATCAACTAAAAGAAGACCTAGAAAATGAATAGTGTTAAGGATCAAGTCAGGAATCAAGTCAGTGATCAAGTCTGGAATCAAGTCAGGGTTCAAGTCCAGGATCAAGTCTTGTATCAAGTCCACTATCAAGTCAGTATTAAAGTCAGGAATCAAGTCTGGGATCAAGTCAGGAATCAAGTCTGGGATCAAGTCAGGGATCAAGTCAGTAATAAAGTCCGGGTTCAAGTCTGGGATCAAGTTAGGGATCAAGTCAGGGATCAAGTCTGGGATCAACTAAATGAATCATAGCGAATTAATACAACAGTTACACGAGTTAGCAGATTGGGTAGAGAAACATAATAATGTTCATTGTCCATCTGTTCCTCGTAAAGCAGCATATACTATTGAGGCAATTGAAGAAGAGAACCATATATTAAGGTTATCTCTAAATAAAAAGTATTTGTCTCTGAGAGATATATATGATAGATATGTTGGTAATGTGAAAGTGTTCATCTATTTGACAAGGAAAAAATGGAAGATTTAGATCAAATATTACTAGAACAATTACATGCAGCAAAAAATGGACATAAATTGATTAAGAGACTAAAAAAATTAATAAGAAAAGATAAAGGTCTGGATGCTTTAGAGCGCCAGAATAAAATTAGAATAGAATTTTTCGAAAATATGATAGAAAATAAAGAACTTCTAAGACAAAAATCAAAAAAGAAAAAGAAAAAAGACAGTGATCTATTGTCTCGTAATCCATTTTATGAAGCATATAGGTATACAGTTCTTGCCTCTGTATATGGATATACAGTTATGTCATCAGCAATGAAAGATTACTGGTCTTTTTTTAGAAAGACAAAGGATGAAAAAGATAACTCTTAATAATTGTGTAGAAGTTCCAGAACAAATTGTAATTGCCGCATGGGAGGCGGTTGATTGTAATGAAGAAAGTGGATTTGGTAAAGTGATACGAGCATCACTGGAATTTAAATCTGCTAATATGACTCCTGTTTTTATATTAAACCGAAGCAATATGGAAATGTATTGCGTTGCTCGTGAGACTTTTGGTAAGAAACTTCATTAATGGAGGTGTCTAATGTCTAGAAGTTATAAGAAACATCCTGGTGGTGGTTTTACAACTAGAATGAGTGATAAACCAGGAAGAAAGATAGATCATCGTCGTTACCGTCATTATTATAAAGAAATGATTCGTCATGAAGATTATGATAATATAGAACCCCCTAATTATAAAGAAAATCCGTGGAACTGGCCAAAAGACGGTAAATGTTATTGGCCAGATGCATCTGATAAAGATATGCGAAAATAGTATTTGACATTCCTATAGGGTTATGGTATAAATAACATTAAGAGTGGCGGTTTCCGTCACCAAGGCGAAACTGACCACTTGATTTTTTCTCAATGGAGAATGTTATATGAGTACAGTAACTACTACAGTAACTGCTGAAAAGGCAGAGGTTGTTGATCTACGTGGTATGTGGATCGGTCTTGGTCTACTTAACGTCTTCTATCTAATCGTTCGCATTTATGAACAGGTCTATGGCTGGAGGGCCGGTCTTGATTCATTTGCACCAGAGTTTCAGACATATTGGATGTCTATTCTCTGGACAGAGATTCCACTAGAACTAGTGTCAGGACTAGGACTTGCTGGTTATCTTTGGAAGACAAGGGACCGAAATATTGACGCCGTTGCTCCTCGTGAGGAAATGCGTCGTTTAGTTACTTTAGTTCAGTGGCTAGTTGTGTATGCCGTTGCCATTTATTGGGGCGCATCCTTCTTCACTGAACAGGATGGAACTTGGCACATGACAGTAATTCGTGATACTGACTTTACTCCAAGTCATATTATTGAATTCTACATGAGCTATCCAATCTACTCAATCATCGCAGTTGGCGCATTTTTTTATGCTCGCACTCGTATTCCATACTTTTCACATGGATACAGTCTAGCATTTCTGATTGTTGCTATTGGACCATTTATGATTATTCCAAACGTTGGTCTTAACGAATGGGGTCATACATTCTGGTTCATGGAAGAACTATTCGTAGCACCACTACATTGGGGCTTCGTGTTCTTTGGCTGGATGGCACTTGGTGTATTTGGTGTTGTTCTCCAAATCCTTGGTCGTGTTCATGCTCTTGTTGGGCGTGAAGGCGTAGCACTACTAACAGAATAAAAAAGTGAGGGGGAGGTATTGACTTCCCCCTCTTTACCCCCATATTATGTTTACGTTGCCGAAAGGAACGTATTATTATAGTCTCGCTTAATAGGAGAAATGTAAATGACAAACGATCCATTCCGTGCTTTTCATGCAGACCCACTACTATCAAAGTATCTTGTAGGGTTTGATAATATGTTTCAGCGAATTGCGGAAGCTAATGAATATCTACCAAAAATTCCTGCATATCCGCCATACAATGTGAAAAAAATTGATGATGAACATTATATTATTGAAATGGCTGTTGCAGGGTTTGGAAAGCACAATCTAGATATTGAAATGAAAGACAGTGTTCTAACTATTACTGGTAGTTCAGAATCAGAAGAAGGTGACTATCTTCATAAGGGTATTGCTAATCGTGCTTTCACTCGTAAATTTAATGTTGCTGATACAGTAGAAGTAAAAAATGCAGAACTTACTAATGGTATGTTGAAAATCTTCCTTGAACGTTTTGTTCCAGAGGAAAAGAAACCGAAGAAGATTGACATCTATGACCCGTTCGGAGTACAAGAAGCTACGAAACAGTTAATTGATGAAACTGGCAAGACATGGGGTAATATTGCACAAAAAGTAGCTGATGCAATTACACCGAAATAATCTTAAAATAGTCTTCTAAATAGAGAGAGGGATTTATCTTCCCTCTCTTTTTTATTATAGGAGATAAATTATGGCTACATTTAAAGAGGCATTCGCTGCTGCCAGAAAAGCAGGAAAAGAAACATTCATTTATGACGGTAAACTTTATACAACACAAGTAGCTGTAAAAGAAGCTGATGAAACTAAGTTTCTTGATGTTACTAATACAGTAAAAGAAAGTGCTGTCCCAACAGTTTCAAGACTAAAGAAAAACAACTGGCCCGCACAATCACAACTCAGAGCAAAGTTTGGTGTTCCTGATTATGGTGGAACATTCAAGAAGCATATGACACAGGTTAATCTTCCATATACTATGTGGATGGACGATCTTAAGATTACTAAATGCTGGATGAATAAGTCTTGTTCTGAATCTCTTGTTCGTGTTCTAACTTATGTTTGGGACGAGAACGGTAGAGATTATGACAAGATTAAGGCACAGCAGTTACACATCTTTTCTGGTTCATGGAACATCCGCAACATGCGTGGTGGTAAGTCTCTTTCAACACACGCTTTCGGTGTTGCTATTGATATTTGTGCTCCTTATAATGCTCTTGGAAAGAAGCCCGGATATAACAAGTATTCATTCACTAAAGACTCTTTAATTGTTAAAGCATTCAAGGAAGAAGGTGCCGTTTGGGGTGGTGATTGGGAACGCCGACCAGATGGAATGCATTTTCAATTTGCTACAGTGGGATAACTTTCTCACATTTTTTAACATGCCTTGAGTAATTGGCCGGGTCTACTATTTTTCCGCAATGGATACATGGTTTAGACTTGGCCATCATTCTTTGTTGTAATTGTTTCTGAAATTCTGGGTTTCTGAAAGGGTTATTGGGTGAATCGTTCAAAAGTTTTATTCTTTCTGAGACTTTTGATCTATCAATATTAGAATAATCAATATGTTTAGAAGTATCACCACCATCACCAGATTCGACCATAAGATTGGCCCAGTTATCTGAATCAACAACATTCCACATTTCAGAGTATACTCTGCCTTTTTCTGCAATTTCTTCTTTTGATTCGGATTGAAAAATAATTTTGGTAGTTACATCATATTTATGTTTCTTGATATGATTTTTCCATCTAGTGCCTGATCCTTTGTATTTGTAAGGATCTTTCTTGGTATAACCTAGATATTTGAGATTTGTGATGTTGTGAGTTTTGACATATAAATAATACATGCTGATGCTCCTTATAAGCGTTAGAGTAGGTAAGGATTCCCGTCCTGTGACCTACACTTATTTAGTATTTTTGAATTTTGGTGTGTCGTAACTATAAAAAAAATTGACTTATACAAGAAAACAATATATAATGTATATGCGGTAAATAATAGAAGGATAGTATTATGGATTGGAGAAAAATTGCTCCTTGGGTGTTGTTTGTTCTTGCTGGTATTTTTATGTTTCAGATGTGGAACGAAACCTCACACAAAACTTACTCAAGAGAAATTGGATTCAGCGAACTCGTTGCTCAGATTGACGAGGGAAGAGTCCATGATCTGACTATTGCAGGAAATCAGGTTACTGGTCATTTCACTGATAATAGATCATTTAACACATATGTTCCATCAATCGGTAGTTTTATGGAACAGATCAAAGGTAAGAAGTTGCAAGTATCTGCAACTCCACCAGAAGAAACTGGATTTATCACTAACCTTGCAATCAATCTACTTCCCGTTATTCTGTTCTTTGGTATCTGGATTTGGTTGTCACGAAGAACTAATGGCGGCATTGGCCGTGGTCCTATGACTATGGGTAAATCAAAAGCAAAGATGCTTTCAGAAGAAGAAATTAATGTTAAGTTTGATGACGTTGCTGGTGTTGATGAGGCCAAAGAAGATCTAGAAGAAGTTGTAGAATTTCTGGCAGCACCACATAAGTTTCAAGCAGTTGGTGGTAAAATTCCCAAGGGAGTTTTGCTTGTTGGTCCTCCAGGAACTGGTAAGACATTGCTTGCTAAAGCAGTTGCTGGTGAAGCAGGTGTTCCTTTCTTCCATCTATCAGGTTCAGACTTCGTTGAAATGTTCGTAGGTGTTGGTGCATCTCGTGTGCGTGACATGTTCGAACAGGCAAAGAAGAATGCTCCTTGCATTATCTTCATTGACGAAATTGATGCTGTTGGACGTAATCGTAATGCTGGTATCAGTGGCGGTAATGATGAACGTGAACAGACTCTAAACGCTCTACTTGTAGAAATGGACGGTTTCAATGACAACGAAGGTATCATCATTATCGCTGCGACAAATCGTGTGGATGTGCTTGATCCTGCCTTGCTTCGTCCTGGCCGTTTTGATCGACAGGTTACTGTTAGCAATCCAGATATTATTGGGCGAGAGAAGATTCTAAAGGTTCATAGTAGAGCGGTTCCACTAGGAGCAGATGTTGATCTTAGAACTGTTGCTAAGGGAACACCTGGTTTCTCTGGTGCTGATCTAGCAAACCTTGTTAATGAAGCTGCGTTGCTTGCTGCTCGTCGTTCAATGAGAATTGTTACAGCAAAAGAGTTTGATGATGCTCGTGATAAGATTCTCATGGGAGCAGAACGTAGATCTCTTCTAATGTCAGAAGAAGAAAAGAAGATGACTGCTTATCATGAAGGCGGACATGCTCTTGTCTCTCTGAATATGGAAGGTTCTGTTCCTATTCACAAGGCAACTATTATTCCTCGTGGGCGTGCACTGGGTATGGTTCAGTCTCTACCAGAACGTGATCAGATTTCTCAGTCTTATAAGGAAATGATTGCTTATCTGGCTATGGCAATGGGCGGACGTGCTGCCGAAGAACTAGTGTTTGGTTCAGATAATGTTACATCTGGTGCAGCTGCTGATATTCAACAGGCAAGTAGAATTGCTCGTGCTATGGTTACTCAGTATGGTTTCTCACCATTAGGTAATGTTGCATATACTGATCCTAATGCTGACGTGTTTCATGGACCAAAGGTTGCTGAAGAAACACAGAGACTTATTGATCTTGAAGTTAAGAAGATTCTTGATAATGCATATGCTACTGCAAAGAATATTCTAACTAAGAAGAGAAAGCAGTTAGATACTCTTGCTAATGGGCTTCTAACATATGAAACGCTTTCTGGTCAAGAAATTCTTGATCTACTGGATGGTAAAATTCCAGTTAGGGATTGACTTTTTAGTCAATCCCATTCATAATAGTATGATTGCATCTGTGGGACAATTATGTCCGGATGGCACTTTTTGGAGGTTTGATGGCATTTTATACAAACGTATTTCAACGTGGAAATAATATTTACGTTAGAGGGTATGATAAAGGGATTAGATACACTGATAAGATCCCTTATCATCCCTATCTTTTTATTCCCAAATCAAATGGTAAGTATAAAACTCTAGACAACAAACCAGTTGAGAAACTAGAGTTTGATTCTATTTACGAAGCAAAAGATTTTATTGAAAGATATAAAGATGTTTCAAACATGGACATCTATGGTCTAACAACATGGCCATACCTTTATATCTTTGATGCGTTTAAGGGAGATATTGACTATGATCCTAAACAAATTAGAATCGCAACAATAGATATTGAGTGCGCTGCTGATGAAGGTTTCCCAGACATTCAAAGAGCTGATAAGCCACTTACGGCGATTACTATTCGCAGCCGTAATCGTAACTTTGTTTTTGGTTGTGGCGAATTTACCAGCACCGACCCTAATACTTACTACATTAAGTGTAAAGACGAATATGAACTTGTCCAACAGTTTCTCGACGGGTGGAACAAACTAGACATTGACATTGTAACAGGATGGAACATTGAGTTCTTTGATATTCCGTATATTGTTAATAGGATCAAAGTTTTATTTAATGAAGCTGAAGCTAAGAAACTATCTCCATGGCGTATTCTGGACGAGAAGATCGTAGAGTTTCGTGGTAAAGAAAATCAGAGTTATACACCAGCAGGAATTACTGTTCTTGATTATTACCAACTGTATCGTAAGTTTACATTTGGTAACCAACCATCATACAAACTAGATTACATTGCTCAGATTGAACTGGGCGAGAAGAAGATTGAT